GCCGAGCATGCGTTGCGCGAGCTCGCTGCCCGCCTCGGCCATCGCGCGCGTGTTGGCGAGCCCGTCGTACACGCTGAGCGCACCGTCGGCCATTTTCCGCGCCTTGCTCCACCGCAGGACGATTTCGCCCTCGGCGCGGGGCGCGCGGATGATCTGGAACGGCTCGTGGCCGACGAAGATGTTGCCGATGAAGATGCCGCCGGCGAGCGGCGTGCCGACGGCGAGGATGGTGCGTTCTGCGGGTGCGTTCATTGGTGGTCCTCTCGGTGGGCTGCGGTAAAAAGATCGCCCTGCCCCTTGAGGCAGTGCGGGCTGAACCAGATGCGTTCGCGCGTGCGGTTGTTCACGCCGCGAAGACGCCGCGCGCGATCCGCCGCTCGGTGTTATAGGCGAGCGGCCTCTCGCGTTCGAAAATCGAAGGGCAGGGGATCTCCCACTGGATGCACTCGGCCGCCGTGCGCAGACGCCAGGCGTCGACCATCCCGGGGCCGTACACGGCGCGCTCGGGCCAGGCGATCGGCAGGCCGTCGCAGCGCGCGATGAGGAAGAGGCGCCGGCGGATGGTGGGCGCGCCGTAGTCCGAGGCCACGAGATCCCGGTAGTCGACCTTGTAGCCGAGGTTCTCGAGCTGCCGGACGAAGCGCTTGAAGGTGATGCCGGCGCGCGCCGGATCTGGCCGGCCATCGTCGCCGAGCGGCCCCCAGTCGGCGAATTCGCGCACGTTCTCGAGGATGATGACGCGCGGCTTGCGGAGGCCGAGCTGCTTGGCCGCCTTCACCGCCGTCCAGGCGAGGCCTCGGATGCGCAGCGCCCGGTCGGGATGGCGGAAGGGCTTGCCGCCGCGCGCGATCGAGTGGTAGGTGCAGTCCGGCGACAGCCAGAAGAGCCCGCAGCGCCGGTGCGGCGGGAGCAGCGCGCCGAAGTCGACCTCGAGCACGTTGGAGAGGACGTGATGCGTGCGCGGGTGATTCGCCCGGTGCATGGCGATGGCGATCGGATCGTGGTTGACCGCGTAGTCGGGCGAGCGGCCGATGGCCCACTCGATGCCGGTGGATGTGCCGCCGCCGCCGGCGAAGCTGTCGATGATGTCTTCGTCGGGGTAGAGCCGCAGCAGCGGTTGCCGGGCGCTCATGCGAAGTGCTTCTCCCAGATTCGCTGGACCGTCTCAGCTTGGTTGCCCGTCAGCAGCGAGGAGCGCGTGCCGTTCTGCGAGCGCTCGAGCACGCTTTTCAGGAAGCGGTTCTCCCAGGCGCTCACGTCCTTGGTATCGACCAGACCCGCCACCTGCTTGAGCATGGTGCCGAGCGAGGTCACTTGCGCTTGCCCTTTTTCTTCGCCGCCAGCTTCTTCTCTGCCGGCTCGTCGTCCACGCCGCCGAGTTCGGCCTTGGCGTGTCGCCGCACCTTGGCGGGGTCGATGCGGAATCGCTTTGCCGCGGCGAGCAGCAGTTGCGGGGAGTCGCCGAGGTAGTCGATGCAAAGGCCGACCGTCAGCTCGAAGAGAAGGCGCGCGAGCTCGTGCTCCCTCATGCGCGAGGTTTCGATTTCCTCGCTGTAGAGCTCGTCGATGAAGGCTGGCCACTCGCCGCCATCCATCAGCCGGTCGCAGGCCTCCTGAAGCTCGTCGCGCTTCAGCGGCCCCTTCCACTTGGCGTGGATCTCGGCGAGCAGCTTGCGCCGGAACACGCGCTCGAGTTCTTCGCGCTGCGCCTGTTTCTCTGCTTCTCGCCGCTCGGCTTCCCGGTCCGCCTGGCGCTTCTCCGGCGATTCGCTTTCCGCTGGCGACTCCGTACCCGCCGGTGGCTGGGTGAGCGTGGCTTTCTTGACGCCGAGCTTCTTCAGCGCCGGGATGGCCGCGTCGAGCGCCATCAGCTCGCGCGGCTGCTTGTTGCGCGGATCGATGAGCAGCGCGCTCGCGAGCGCCGCCTTTCCGAGAATCTCCCGGTAGGTCGGGAGCCGCGTCTCCGCTCCGAACGTCTTCAGCCCGGCTTCGTAGCAGGGCTCGTCCAGGGCGATGTACTTGTCTGCGATCTCCCTGCGGTCGAGGCTGACGCCGTCGATGATCGTTAAACCCGCTTCGCGCGCCGCCTGGACGCGCCGTTCGAAGAACGTCTTGACCTTGAAGTCGTGACAGGGCCGCTCGGTGCAGACGATCACACCTTTGCCGTAGGCCGCCTCGATCTCGGCGCCGAACTCCGAGTCGGTGGCGCTGCAGTTGTGGCAAGAGATGCAGGCCGGGATTGGCGTCGCCATCACCACGCTGTCCCTGTGCCGGTGCGTCACCTGGCTGTCGAACTGAACGCGGCCCTCGTTCCTGAAGCTGTCGTCTTCGATGTCGAAAGGCACATCGTCCAGGCGCACCATCAGCTTGTCGCGCAGGCGCTCGGCGGCCTCGCGTAGCGAGATCTCCGTGCCGGCCGTATCTGCCGCGGTGACGATCTCGAATGCCTTGCCTTGGAGCTTTACCGAGGGATAGCGCGCGACGAGAAGCGCCTTGGTGTGGTCCAGGCGCCCGGAGGCGAGGGCCTCCTGCGCCGCCGGGTGCTTGACCTGCAGGAGCTTCAGCCGGTTGTACACGTGCCGTTTGCTGACGCCGAAGAGCTCGGCGATGTTCTCGGCCTTCACCTTCTTGCCGCGCTTGGCGGCGTCGTGGATCAGGTCGTTGAAGCCCTCGGCTTCCTCGAGCGCGTCCAGGCTCTCGCGCTTCAGGTTCTCGGAGAGCTGGAACGAGATGAGGTCAGCGTCGTCGATGTCGCGCACGATCGCCGGGATGTGCGCGAGCCCGGCCTCCTTGGAGGCGAGCCAGCGCCGCTCGCCGGCGACCAGCTCGTAAGCGGAGAACTCGCGCATGGCGAGGAGCTTCCTCACGATCACCGGCTGGATGACGCCCTGCGCTTTGACGTTCTGCGCGAGCTCGGCGATCGACTCCGCGGTGTAGCGCTTGCGCCGGCGGACCTGCGCCGGCGTTTCGCTCGGCGTGATGGCGCTGAGCGGCAGGAATTCGAGCGTGGCGGCGATGATGCCTTCGGGTGCGTTCATGGTTGGTCGTTCTCCCTCTTGGTCCTAGACGGTGCCGGCGACGATGAGCTCGCCGGCGAGCGCGCGGCGCACTTGGTCTTCGAGCTGCTCGAGGCCGGCGCTGTTGTCGACCCAGCTATCGACGCCGGGCCAGATGGCGATGCCGTGTTCGCTCGGGTGCAAGGCGGCGACGTTCGGCGGCAGCGGGCGATCGATATGCCAGACGCCGCCGCCCATGCGTCGCACGTAGTCCGCCTCGTTCTCGAAGCGCACGTCGGTAATGACGATGTGCTTGGTGAACTTGAGGTACTGCTGGACCGCGCGGTCGACGAGGCAGATCCACAGATCCTCGCGCACAAGCTTGCGGCCCCACTCGGTGCCGAGCGTCTGCATCAGTTGCCGCGGCGAGACGCCGAGGTCGGGGAGTGGCTTTTCCTTCGCCGGACCTTCGAACTGCTCGCGCCGGACGAGGCCGGTGTAAACGAGCGCGTCCTTGATCGGCGTGGCGAAGGCCACCTTCACGTAGCCTTGCCGCGCAAGGATCGCCGCAACGGTGTCCTTTCCTGCTTGGGCGCGGCCGTGTAGTCCGATGAACATCGTCATAGCCCGCACACCGAGCCGGCCTTGGCCCACGCGAGGCGCCACGAGTAGCCGAGGCGCCGCCAGTAGCGCCAGGCACGGATGGTGCGCAGCGCGAAGAGTTCGATGCGGTCGATGATGTCCATGGATCTCCCTTTCAGGCGGTGAGCTTTCGAACGAAGTGGAGAAGCGCGCCCGGGTCGGCGCGCCGGCCCAGGCGGATCGAGCGCTCGCCGCGCACTGGCGAGCGGCGGTAGACGACGTAGGCGGGACCCTTCTTCTCGGTGACTTCAACGATGAAAAGTCCGTGGGCCTTGGCGAGCATGTGGGCAAGGGCGAGCGGGGTTAGCGGCGGTGTGTCCGCGTGGCCCATCGTTGGAAGAGGTTCTTTTTGTTGTTCTGGCGCCGCATTTTTGTCAGCGCCGGTTGATGCTTCTGCCGCCGCGCAGCCGCACGGCGTGCAGGCCGCCCGCCAGCATCAGGCCGCGCATCCTGAAGTAGTCGTTGAAGCTGCAGTTCTCGCGCGTCGCCTTCGCCGCGGCCGAAAGGCCGAGCGTGAGGAGTTGCGTGACGACGAGCTCGCGCTCGGCTTTCACGGCTTCGCCCATCGTCCTGCCGAGGAGAAAGCTGCGCTGGAGCTTGGTGGCCATTGGCGAATCGCTGAATTAGCGAATGGGCACTCTGCGGACCGCGACGCCCCGGAACTTGTCGCTCTTGAGCCAGTCGTACTGGTTGCCGCTGAGGAAGTACTGGTACCAGGCGCACTCGGCGTCGCCGGCGTAGGTGTCTTTCAGCCAGTACACGCCCTTCTCGATTGCGCCGTCGGCGTTGGCGGCGTAGAGCAGCGCGCCTTCTGGTTTGGTCGGCAGATCGGCGCCGATCTTCTCGGCCCACGCGAGCACCGCCGCGTGGTCGCCCGAGCCCTTGAAGCGCGCCGGCAGCAGGATCAGGTGATGGCTCGGCTTGCCCTGCTTGTCGAGCACGATTCCGCGCCACTTCTCGCCCTTGGCGAGCTCGAGCTTCATCGCCATGAGGCTCAGCGCCGCGGCGCGGCCTTGTTTCTTCGAAACGGGTTTCTTCTTCGTGCGGTTCATCGGCGGGCCTCGTGGTCGGTTGCCGGCATGGCGAGAAGGGCCTTGAGCGTGTGGGTGATGGCCGGCGCAGGCGCGCGCTCGAGGTTGCAAAGGATGTTGTGGCGCAGCTCGGGTGAGATGCCGTGGCTGCGCAGCAGGTGGTCGAGTTTCCGGGTGAGTGGGTGCGTGAGCATTCAGCGTCTCCGGTTGGTGTAGGTGCCCTGCGAGCCGACGTACATGCACTCGCTGACGAGGCGGTTCGCGCGGACGTTGATGACGACGTAGAGGCTCTCGTACTCGGTGGGGATGCGGCACTCGCCCAGTGCACGCGCGTGCACAGTCTGGCGTTGCTGCGCGCCGAGTGCGTCGAGAAGCCGCGGCATGCCCCAGTAGATGAAGAGGCCGGCCGCGACGACACCGAGCACGATGGCGACCTCGATGTGAAACGGCGGCGCGCCGGACAGTTCGCGTTGCGCGGGCGCTTTCATGCCCTCTCCAGCCAACGCTCGATGCGCTCGATGAGCTCGCGGCTGGCGGCGTACTCAGAGAACGCGACGCCGAGGTCACCGGCGCGCTGCTCGAGCCAGCCGTGCCACCAGAGGACGAAGAAGCCGTCGACCGCGATCCCGTGGAGGTCGAAGTCGCGGCTCTTGAAGCGCACGTCGGCGAGGCTGCGGCCCTCGCGGCGCGCCTTCTCGACGATGACGGCGACCGCGCTTTCCATCCCGGCGTCGCCCATCAGGCCGGTGAAGTCCGCAGTCGCCGCGTTGCTCACGCGTCGACCCTCACGAGCTCGTGCGGCGTGCTACCGGCGAGCTTGGCGCTGGCGAGTTGCTGGAGCTTTGCGAGACACTCGGCGGATGCCGGTGCCATGGTTGCCAGGTGGAGCGGCGCCAGCTTCGGCGTGGCCCCGTGCAACGCGATGTACTGCCCGGTGGCCGGGTCCTGCAGCGCGTAGACTGCCTGCTTTAACCGTAGAAGGCGCGCGGCGATGGACGAAGAGCTTTTCAAGCAAGCCCTCGCCGAAGTGATTCACTCCACCGAAGGAGCGATAGCGCTGCTCGCTCAAGCCATCGCGCGCCGAGCAAACGCCCAGCAGATGGCAGACGACCTGCGAGCGCTTCTTGATGCTGGGAAGCTGACCGGGGAAGTAAACGGGCTAACTGAGCGAATCGCTCGTAACGCGCTTGCCGCTCTTGATGCTGAAGCGGCCCTACAGGCTCGAGACCGAGGAATTCACTGACCCTCGGTACACCGTCCCATCCCTTCAGGCGTGCGGCTGGTTGCCGCATCGTTTCTTCCCCCGCGTTTTTTGACTGCTTGCGGGGACGGAGTTTAAGCGTACTGAAATGCGATAGTCAAGTACGCTTAAATATGGCGGCGGCTAGGGGCCTTCTGTGTACTTAATAATCAGATGCCTAGAGCGCTGTCCAGCGGATCGCGGTCGCGACGTTTTGGCCGTACTGGTTTTCGCACTCGCTACGCCATAGTTGCGAGAACCCAGTGTCGGTGTTCGTGAGGAATCGCTTGCCATCGGCGGCGAGCACCGCTTGCCCTCTCATCAGCGCCCCAAAGGCATTCGTCGCACGAAATTCGTAGCAGACGGCATTGGTCTTATCGATGACCAGGACTGTCTCGAGGCGAAAACTGTCGGGGTTGTTGGCGTTCTTCTTCAGGAGCCGTGCACCCGCCGTGGCGCGCTGGATGCCGAGCTGCTCGCGCTTTTGCTCTGCCGCGGCCTTGGCTTTTGCTGCGACCTGTTTTTTCTTCTGCTCGGGTGTCATCGCGGCGATCCGCGCCGCCTCGGCTTTGGCTTCCTGCGCGCGTCGTGCCGACGCTTGCTCTTCGGCATCCTGCGATATCTTGACCCAGCCGATGGCGATGATGATGACAAGGACCGTGAAGACCATCGTGCGCTTCATGTTGCCCCCCTTTCAGAGTCCACCTTCTCCTGACACGTGAACCACTCGGCCGATGATGCGTACCTGCGCAGCTTCCTCCGGTGTGAGCACCAGTTGCGGGTATTTTGCCTGGTTGTCGCTGTGAACGATCAGGCCCCCACCAGGCCGCCGATATAGGCGCTTCACGCGCTCCCCGCCGTCGTACCAGAGCGCATACACCTTGCCGTCCAGAACTTCCGTCTGCGATGTGTCGATTACCACGGCGTCGCCATCGTGCAATCGATTTTCCATGGAGTCACCAACCACTCGCATCGAGGCGAGCTTCGAGGGCTTGAGCTTCATCCTTCTGATCCAATCCGCTCGAAAGGCTAAGGTTTCCCCCTTTAGGAATTCGATCTCGAGCTGGAACAGGCTGCGCTGTTCATCGCCGCTGCCCGCCGACAAGTGGACCTCAAACGTTGGTATGTGCACGTAGTCGCCCGGCGGCAGATCTTGCTCGTGCTCCCATGAGCGAATGGGAGAAAGTCCATAGGCGATCACGCCGGGCTGCTTCACGCCCGGCGGCGGATTGCGTCCTTCGGCGAGCCATTCCGCAGAAACATTGAGCGCGCGCGCGGCGGCGAGCAGCGTATCTCCATCCAAGGACTTGATCGCGCCGCTCTCCCACTGTGTGACGGCGGACGGCGACACGCCTACGAGCCGCGCGAGCTCGCTCTTGCCCAATTGAGCAGCCTCCCTTGCTTCCGTTATTCGTTTTGCCAGCGTCATTTTTAAGCACGCTATAGCGCTGCGATTTAAGGCAGTTGAAATCTCGGTTTCAGTGTGCTTAAAATTGGTTATGGAGTTCAACGAAGAAGCTTGCCGGGTCATCGACGCCCTTGGGGGGACTGGCGAGGTGGCGCGTCTTTGCGAGGTGTCCCCGGCCGCCGTTTCCCAGTGGCGCAAGGAAGGCATTCCCAAGCCGCGGCTCCAGTTCTTGCGACTGGCGAGGCCACACGTCTTCAGCATGCCGTCTGCTCCGCAGGAGAGCGCGGCATGAAAGTTGTTGTCGTTCCGGCCATCCCTTTTTTTAGCCGTGTAGCGATGTGTAACGCGATCTGTAATTTCCGTGGCGACGTGTAATCGATGCAAGGCGAACTGAAACTGCTCGCTTTGCTCAAGGGACCAGACCTCGTCAGGTCCGACGTGTTGCTCTCCTTCGGGGACAACGAAGAACTGGCGGTGAAGGCTGCGATCAAGTGGGCGTGGCACCACCGGCGCGTGAAGATGGATCAGCGGGTCGCCGCTGTCCATATCGGCGTCAAGGCGCCGCACTTCTCCAACATACTGAACGGCAAGAAGCACCTGCCGCCATTCAAGATCAACGCCTTCGAATGGACTGTTGGCAACCGCGCGGTGTCGCTCACGATCGAGCGATTCCGTAAAGTGCGGGAAGAGGAAAGCGCGCTTGAGCTCGCGCGCGCCATCGTTTCTTCGAGGGCTGGCGCGTGAAGCTCGCCAGCCAGATCCTCCGCGTGCTGGAAAGCGGGCCGCGCAAGGCGAATGTGCTGCGTGGCCTTGCCGCATCGCAGGCGCAGTTCGAGCGGGCGATCGGCGTGCTGTTCCTCCTCGGCGTGGTTCGTTGGGAGGGCCGTAAGCGCCGCCGGCTGCTTGCCCGCGCGAAGGTTGCGTCCGCTCGAGGGGCCGGATCGCCGTGAGATTCCTCACCGCCGGCAATAAGGGGCCAACAATAAAACCCGGCGATCTGGTCCGACTCCCGAGCGGACGCACCGCAATCTGCATCGGCATCAATAGCGACGGCAGCCGCGAGCTGATCTGCAACAACACGGGCGAGCGCCTGGCGGTCATGCCCTCGCTCCTCTTTCTCGTTCGCGCCGCGGTGCCGCAGCCGTGGCCGAGCAGGCTTCCTTGAGGCCGGCGACCCTTGACCCAAGAACAAGAAACGAAGCGGCAAGGGCAGCGGTCCACCTGGAAGCCGGTTCTGCCGGTGCCGGATGGGACGCCGGCGGCGCGGCTTTCTCACCCGCACCGCGGGGAGCCGCTGCGGACGTTCACTTATCGCGACGCCGAAGGCCGGCTGCTCGGCTACGTGTGCCGCTTCGCGCGCTCGGCGGGCGGCATCCACCAGTTGACGCTGACGTGGTGCCGCAACGAGCAGGACGGCTCGCACGCCTGGCGCTGGATGCAGTTCCCGCGCCTGAGGCCGATGTACCGCGCGGAGCGCCTCGATCCGGAGCGCCTCAACATGGTGCTCATCGTCGCCGACGAGTTAACCGCGGAGGAGCTTGCCTACGTCGAGCCCGCCGAGGCGAAGATGGAGCAGTTGCGGCCAGGCGAGATGCCGAAGGAGTTCATGGCGCGCATCCAGGCGAGCGGCGCGAAGCTGCCGCCGTTCCTGAGTTACGACATCGTGAGCTGGCCCGGCGGGCGCACGAAGATCGGCGAGGTCGACTGGTCGCCGGTGCGCGGCCGGATGTGCGCGATCTGGCTGCCGCACTCGGCCGAGCGCTTCAAGGTGGCCAAGGGCGATCCCCAGTCTGGCGAGATGGTGCCGATCGAGCGGCAGCCCTGGAGAGTCGCCGCGCGCAAGCTGCAGGACACGTTGCGCGAGCACGGTGCGCTTGCGACCTTCATCTGCGAGGCGCCGACGCTCGAGGAACTGCCCGACGGCTGGGATGCGGTGCGGGCGATGGATGCTGGCTGGGATCTCGCGCGCGTGCACGAGTGGTTCCAGGCGCATATCGCCAGCGCCGAGGAGCAGGCCGAAGCACGGCGCCTTGCGAGCGGCAGCGTCGCTGCGCCTACCCCTCTCCAAGCCTCCGGCAGCCAGGACGACTGGCGGAAGTCGCTCATCCGCGAGGAGGGCGTCGGGCGGCTGCTCGCCGAGCTCCACAACGTACGCAAGATCCTCACGAACCATGACGCGTGGCGCGGCGTGATCTACCTAGACGATTTCGCCCACGCGGTGATGAAGGCGAAGCCGCCGCCGTTCGAGGGCGGTCAGGCGGGCGAGTGGCAGGACACCGACGACTCGATGGCCGCCGACTGGATGGCCTCCGAGTGCGGCATCCTCAAGCTGAAAAGCTCGCTCGTCGCCGAGGCGGTGCAGACGGTGGCGAAGCTGCACGCGCGCAACCCGCTCGTCGATTACCTGAATGGTCTGAAGTGGGACCGCAAGCCGCGCCTCGACACCTGGCTGCGGGACTATCTGAAGGCCGGGCCGTTCACTGCCGAGATGAGCGCGGTGGACATCGCGCGCAAGCAGGATTACCTGCGCATCGTCGGCCGCAAGTGGCTGCTCGGCGCCGTCTCGCGCGCGCTCAAGCCGGGCTGCAAGTTCGACTACGTGCTGATACTCGAAGGTCAGCAGGGCCTCGGCAAGTCGACCGCGTTTTCGATCATCGGCGGCGAGTGGACGATGGATACCCCCTTCTCGCTTGGCGACAAGGAAGGCATGGAGACGATCCGCGGCATGTGGGTCGTCGAGATCGCCGAGCTCGACTCCTTCAACAAGGCCGAGAGCACGATCTCGAAATCGTTCTTCTCGCGCACGAAGGACCGTTTTCGGTTGCCCTATGCCAAGCGCAGCACGACGTTCAAGCGCACGTGCGTCTTCGGCGGCACGACGAACGAGAACGAGTACTTCCGCGACCCCACCGGCAATCGGCGCTACTGGCCGGTCCGGTGCGATCGAAGAGGGTACGACCTGGCCGAGCTCACTGCGGCCCGCGACCAGCTCCTGGCTGAGGCAGTAGCCGCCGTCAAGGCTGGTGAGCAGATCTGGCCGAGCGCAGCCGAGGAAAGAGTCCTTCGCGAGGAACAGGGCAAGCGCGAAATCCCTGATCCGTGGGTAGGAAAGATCGCCAAAGGACTGCAGGACCCGGCCTTCATGATCAACGAGAAGAATCCGCTCACGCGCGAGCGCATCCTGATGGAGATCTTGAAGGTTGAGCCAGGCCGCATGGACGAGCGCAGCATGGCCACGCGCGTGGGCAAGGCGATGCACCGCCTCGGCTACGACAAGATCGACAAGGGCAGCGCCATCCCCGAACGCTTCGTTTACGAGAAGCTCCAGAGCAGCGACGAAGGAGACGCGGAGTGAGCGAAGCCATGGGATGTGTGGAATGGAGGCCAAGTATGGATAGCTAGCGCCCTGAATCAGGAAGGGTTTCCACACTTCCATACCTTCCACACCGGATTTCGAGCTTCCCGCGCACGCGCGATACGCGCGCGGGGCTCGGCGGCGACGTAGACGCCGAACGCTGTTTTTGCGAATCACCAAAACCCAGTGTGGAAGGTATGGAAGTGTGGAAAGACCAGTCGAATCAACGACGGTTTATCCACACTTGGGCATCCATACCTCCATACCTCGGAGGCCGAAGGGCAGAGATGAAGGGAGAAGCGATGAATGCGAGGCACCATCCGACGCTCGAGACCGAGCCCGTCTTTCGGTCCGCTCATGGCGCGCTGAAGTTCGCGCTCAACCATTCGCACGGCACGCTGCAGAAGCCGCTCATCATCCGGCTCATGGGCGGGGCGAGCGGCGGGCGCGGCCTCGGCGGGCTCGACGGCGCCGGCCAGGCGGGCATGATCCTCGCCGAGCTCGAGCAGCTCTCCGAACTGCACGGCGCGCTCATCATCGCCCGCTATGCGGCGCCCACGGTTCCGTGCGAGTGCAGGTCGCAATGCTGCCGGGGTTACCGGGAGAGCGAGCTTTGGCGCGTGGCGATCGCGTACCTGGTGCAGTACATCCTTACCGAAGGGCTGACGGGCACCGTCTCCCATTACCGCCTGCGCCGCGCCATCGTGACCCGCTACTTCGGGGTGAAGGCGAGCTTCGTGGACATCGCCAAGGAATGCGGCGTGAGCCGCAACACCGCCAGTGCTTACAACGCCAAGGTCGTCGAGCGCTTTCGGGGCACGAAGGAAGCGCAGGGCGTCGAGGCGCTGGCCTTCCAAGAGATCGAGGGCAGGCTCAGAAACGCCGGAATCTTAGGAACTGCTTGACGACCGTGCATTTCGTGCCCAAAATCCGCCGCTATTCGATAGGCTGCATCACTGTCACCAAAGGCCCGAGAGACCCTCGGGCCTTTTGCTTTTCCGCCCCGCCATGCGGTGACTCGCCATGCTGCGGCAGCAGCGTGGCGCTTTTCTTCCGGTGAATCGGCCAGTGCACGCGCGTGCACAACGTCGCCTGTACGGGTACGCATGGCAGAAGGCGAGCAAGGCCTTCCTCGCCAAGCATCCGCTCTGCCAGTGCCCGAACTGCGACGAGGGCCGCATTCGCGTACGTGCAGCCTCGGTCGTTGACCACAAGAAGCCGCACCGAGGTAACTACGATCTCTTCTGGGATCGGGACAACTGGCAGTCGATGGCGAAGGAATGCCACGACTCGTACAAGCAGCAACTCGAGAAGTCCGGCCGGGTGCGTGGCGCCGACGCTGATGGCGTCCCGGTCGATCCGCATCACCACTGGAATCGAGAGGGGTAGGGGGGGTCGAATCTCTGGGGCCCTCGCGCCTAGACCAGGCTCGCCTCTCTTTTCGCAAGACCGCGTAATTCATAGGGGGGAGGGGTTAATCACCTCTCCCTATGTCCACATGGGCAGACCGACCAAACCGACCGAGTTGAAGGTTCTCGAGGGCAACCGCGGCAAGCGCCCCCTGAACAAGAACGAGCCGGACCCGGACTACCTCGACAACCTCGAGCCGGCCGAGTGGCTTCCGGATGACGCCAAGGCGGTGTGGCGCGAGCTCGCCTTCAAGATGCGCAAGGCGAAAGTGCTCACGGTCCTGGACGTGCCGGCGCTCGAGAAGGCTTGCGTCGCCATCGCGACGTACCGGCGGGCGACGCGCGTCCTGGTAGGCGTCGACCTCATCATCTCCAAGGACGGCCTGACCAAGGAGGAGCGCGAGCGCGCGAAGAAGGCGCGGCCGATCGGCTTCCAGGCCGAGCTGTCCGACAAGAAGGAGACCGCCAAGGGACCCGATGGGGAGAAGAAGCCCGAGGCGGCCCCCGCCAATGAGGTGGCCCTGGGCAACGGTTCGCTCAACCCGTGGCTCATCGTGCAGGCGATGAGCTTCAAGCAGGCCATGGCGGTGCTGCGCGAGTTCGGCATGACGCCAGTTGCGCGCTCGCGCGTGATGATCGACCCGCAGATGGGGCTGTTCGGCGGCGGCAATGGCGACGAGAAGGCCTCGGGCTACTTCACGTGACCCGGTCACCGCATACGCGAAGGCGGTAACTGCCGGGAAGACCATCGCCGGGCCGCACGTTCGCGATGCGTGCCGGCGCCACCTGGAGGATCTCGAGCAGGGGCCGAAGCGGGGGCTCGTTTGGGACCTGAAGGCCGTGCAGCGCGCGATCGGCTTCTATCGCGACGTGCTGCGGCTGAACGGCGGCGAGTGGGAAGGCAAGCCCTACGAGCTGCTCGGCTGGCAGGCCTTCATCGTCGGGAACATCTTCGGGTGGAAGCTTGCCGACGGAACACGGCGCTTCCGCGTCGCCTTTGTCGAGACGGCGAAGGGGTCCGGCAAGTCGCCGCTCGCCGCCGGCATCGGACTCTACGGCTTGGTCGCCGACGGTGAGGCTCGCGCCGAGGTGTACGCCGCGGCGACGAAGAAGGATCAGGCGCAGATCCTCTTCCGCGATGCGGTGGCGATGGTCGACCAGTCGCCCGCGCTCACGCACCGCATCGTCAAGTCCGGCGTGGGCGAGAACGTGTGGAACCTCGCCTACCGTGAGGCGGGTAGTTGGTTCCGGCCGATCAGCGCGGACGACGGCCAGTCCGGGCCGCGACCGCACTTCTCGCTCCTCGACGAGATCCACGAGCACAAGACCGGCTACGTCGTGGAGATGCTGAAGGCGGGCCAGAAATGGCGCCGGCAGCCGCTCATGTTCATGATCACGAACAGCGGCACGGACTTGAGCTCGGTCTGCCGCGAGTACCACGACTACGCCGCCAAGGTGGCGGCTGGCACGATCGCCGACGACAGCTTCTTCGGCTACGTGTGCGCGCTCGACGAAGGCGAGGACCCGTTCAAGGACGAGGCCTGCTGGATCAAGGCGAACCCGAGCCTGAAGGCCGGGCTGCCCGGACTGAAGTACCTGCGCGACCAGGTCGCACAGGCGCGCGGCATGCCGGCAAAGGAAAGCGTGGTGCGTCGGCTCAACTTCTGCCAGTGGGTCGAGACGGCAGCGCCGGCGATCCCGCGCGAGGTGTGGTTTGCCTGCGAGGACAAGACGTTCGACCCGGCGCGGCTGCTTGGCCGGCGCTGCTGGGGCGGCCTCGATCTCTCGAGCACCACCGACCTGACCGCGCTCGCGCTGCTTTTCGAGCCGGACGATGAGGACCCGCTCTGGCGCTTGGTGACGAAGTTCTGGCTGCCAGGTGATGCCCTGTCGGAGAAGGCCGACAAGGACCGCGTGCCCTATCTCGCCTGGCGCGATGGCGGTCATCTCGAGGCGTTGCCCGGACGCACGGTCAACAAGCTTGCCGTCGCGCAGCTTGCCGCGCAGGTCGCGTCGCTCTACGACCTGCAGGAGCTCGCCTACGACCGCTGGCGCATCGAGGACTTCAAGCGCATCTGCGACGACGAGGGGATCGCTCTGCCGCTCGTGCCGTTCGGGCAGGGCTTCAAGGACATGGCGCCGGCGGTCGACGAGTGGGAACGGCTCCTGGTCGGGCGGCTCGTGCGCCATGACGGCAACCCGGTGATGACCTGGTGCGCCGCGAATGCCGTGCTGGTGAGCGATCCGGCCGGGAACCGCAAGTACTCGAAAGAGAAAGCCACCGGCCGCATAGACGGCGTGATCGCCACCGTGATGGCTGCGGGGCGCTCGCTGACCGGCGAGGGACAGGGCGTTTCAGCCTGGGAGGTCACCACTGCATGAAGCGCATCGTGTTCAACCTCTCGCTGCCGGTCGGGGTCGCTCTCGTCGGCATCGGGGTAGGCCTGCAGTTCGGGCTCGGCTACGGCCTGGCGAGCGGCGGCGCGCTCGTGATTGCGCTGACGCTGTACATCGCGCGCATCGGCGGAGTGAGCGCCTGATGTTCCTCGCCGCGGATGTGCAGCCCGGGCGCGGCCCGACGGACGATTTCTGGTACATGCCGGTTGGGCTGCCGAGCGCCGCTGGCGTAAGGGTATCGCCCGACACGGCGCTATCACTATCGGTGCTCTACGCCTGCTGCCTGGTGCTCGGCCAGGATGTGGGCATGACGCCGTGCTTGCTGTACCAGCGGCTCGCGCCGCGAGGCAAGAAACGCGCAGCCGACCATCAGCTTTACCGGCTTATCCACCGCCGGCCGAACCGCTGGCAGACGGCGTTCCAGTGGTTCCAGATGATGCAGTGGCACCTGGTGCTGCGCTACAACGCCTACTCGGAGAAGCTCTTCGACGGCATGGGGCGCGTCGCCGAACTCATCCCCCTGCACCCAGACCGCGTGCTGGTCGAGCGCTTCATGCAGGGCACGGTCGAGCGCTTTCGCTACCGGGTGAAGGACCGCGGCGGCAATGAGCGCGTGCTGCTGCGGGACGAGATGCTGCACATCCGCGGCCTCACCTCCGACGGCATCGAGGGGTTCTCGCCGCTCGACGCGCAGAAGGACTCGATTGGCGAGGCCATCGCCGCGCAGCAATACAGCTCGCGGCGCATGCGCAACGACGCCAGGCCGGGCGGGGTACTGGAGTGGGAAGGCCACTTCAAGGACGACGAGGATCGCCGCAAGTTCCGGGCGAGTTGGCAGGAGGCGCAGGCCGGGGCGAACCATGGCAAGACCGCGGTGCTCGAGCGCGGGATGACCTGGAAGGATCTCGGCGTCAAGAACACCGAGCTGCAATTCATCGAGTTGCGCGAAATGAAGGGTTACGAGATCGCCGCCGCGCACCGCATGCAGCCGCACAAGGTCGGGCTGCTCAAGCGGGCCACCTTCTCGAATATCACCGATCAGAATATCGAGCACCTGACCGACACGCTGATGCCGTGGTTCCGAAATTGGGAACAGGAACTGTCGGTGCAGTTGCTTACCGAAGAAGAGCAGGAGGAGTACTTCTTCGAATTCATGACCGCAGCTTGGCTGCGCGGTGACCCGAAGAGCCGGGCCGAGTACTTCTCCAAGCGCTTCGCGACAGGCTCGATGTCTCCGAACGACATCCGCGAGCTCGACAACGAGAACCCGGTCGACGGCGGCGACCGCTACTTCGTGCCTGTGAACATGGTGCCGATGGACCGCGTCGACGATACGCTCGACAAGCCAGCGTCGGCTTCCCCCGAACAGCCCGGCCAAGAGCAGACCGAGCGCGAGCGCGAGCTTGAGGAGGGAAACGCCGCGCGCGTCGTGCGCAAGGAAGTGGCCCGGCTGCGGTGGCTACAGGGGCGCGATGGCTTCTTCGAAGAGTCCGCGGCTTTCTACGCAGAGCACGTCGATTTCGTCGCCGAAGTGATGCGCGTCGGCCGCGATGTCGCCGGCGACTACTGCGCGAGACGCCTCTCTGCGCTGGAGGCCTCGCGCCTCCAGGTGATGACCTGGATTGCCGACCTCGAGAGCAAGGGTGCCGGCGAGTTGCTCGAAATGGTGCGCGCCGCGCGCGCTTGACAGGGGAGAAACCAATGAACGCCAAGGCCTTGCACATCCTCACCGAGTTCTACCGCACGCCGTGGGCGTTGCTGCCCGAGACGCTCGCCGCAGTGCGGATGGTGCTTCACCGCTGGGTTGCTGGGGTGAAGCTCGGCGAGGAAGAGATCAAGGCGGCGGTGGGCGACGCGCCGGCGCAGGCGCGCGAGCGCATGGACCGCGACGCTCGGGCGGGCGGCGACATGATCGGCGTGCTGCCGATCTTCGGCATCATCGGGCACCGCGCGCGCCTGGTACAGCAGATGAGCTCGGGGGTGAACACCTCGACCGAGCTGCTTGCGAAGAGCTTTCGCGCCATGATGAATGACCCGAGCGTTGGCGCGATCGTGCTGGACGTGGATTCGCCCGGAGGCAGCGCGCTTGGCATCGAGGAGCTCTCTTCGGAGATCTTCGCCGCGCGCGGGCGCAAGCCCGTCGTCGCCTCGGTGAACGACATGTCGGCGAGCGCCGCCTACTGGCTCGCCTCGGCGGCCGACGAGGTCGTCATCACCCCGGGCGGGATGGCGGGCTCGATCGGCGTCTGGACCTCGCACGAGAATTGGAGCAAGTACCTCGAAGAGCTCGGCGTCGAGGTAAAGCTGATTTCCGCCGGCAAGTACAAGGTCGAGGGCAATCCCTACGAGCCGCTCGGCGAGCAGGCGCGCGCGGCGATGCAGGACACCGTCGATAAGTACTACGACATGTTCGTGCGCGCCGTGCACCGCAACCGCAAGGCCGAGAGTCTGAAGGCCGTGCGCGAAGGTTATGGAGAAGGGCGCGTGCTGCTGGCCGCGGATGCCGTGAAGGCAAATCTCGCCGACCGCATCGGTACCTTCGACCAGGTGATCGCCGAGCTGCAGGCAAAGCTCGCGAAGAAAAAGAAGGGTCGCGAGCACAGCATGGGTGCGGCGAGCGCGGCAGTTTCCGCCGCATCGCGTTTCAAGGCTGGAGATCGCGTGCGCATTCTGGAGCCGCACGAAGAAGGACACAGCACCGGAACGATCGATGCCCCGAGCGCGGATACCGCCTACTCTTTGATCATCGATGGCATGGAGGACATGGGGCCGCACAAGTGGTACACGGACTCGGAACTCGAGCCCCTCGACGCCGAGGCGAACGCGCGCCGCGCGGCCGACCTGAGGCGACTGGACATCGCCGAAAGAACCTGAATTCCGGCGCTTGGCAGGGCGCCGATCCGCGTCTCCCCAAGGAGTCCCGGGCGTTCCCAAGAACGCGCTAGAGCCTGCCGCGACCTGTTCATCACCCAACTGGAGAGAGCTTCATGAACCCGAGACTTCGCGCTCTGCTCGAGCGCAAGCAAAAGGCCCTGGCCGCGGCGAAGGCGCTGTCGGACAAGGCGCAAGCCGAGAACCGCGACTTCACCGACGAGGAGCGCAAGGGCTTCGACGCGCACATGGTGGAGCTCGACAAGCTCAACGCCGACATCCAGCGCGAGCAGGCGCTGATCGAGGCCGAGCGCACCGCGCCCGCCATCCCGGCCGGCGAGGGCGCGCGCGTCACGCCGCGCATCGAAGAGGACCCGCGCCGGGGCTTCCGCAGCTTCGGCGAGTTCGCGTCGACCGTCATGCGCGCCGGCATGCCCGGCGGTGCTATCGACGAGCGCCTCGGCGCCCCGCGCGCCGCGCCGACGACCTACGCCAACGAGGCCTCCGGCGCCGACGGCGGCTTCCTGGTGCCGCCCGAGTTCTCGCGCGAGGTGTTCATGCATTCGCTCGAGCAGGATGCGCTGCTGCCGCTCACCGACGACTACCCGGTAACCGGCAATTCGCTCACCTTCCCGCGCGACCAGACCACGCCCTGGGGCACGGACGGCATCCGGGCCTACTGGGAGAACGAGGCGGCGCTGGCGACGCAGACCAAGCCCAAGGGCGACGTGGCCACGCTGCGGCTGCAAAAGCTGTTCGCGCTGGTGCCGGTGACCGATGAGCTCGCGGCGGATGCAAACGCACTCGAGCGCTACATCGGCCGCAAGACGGCGGAGTCGATCCGCTGGAAGACCAACCTCGCGCTCTTCGAGGGCTCTGGCGTCGGGCAGCCGAAGGGCTTCTTCGGCGCGCCCGCGCAGGTCTCGGTGGCGAAGGAAGCCGGTCAGGCGGCCGACACGGTGGTCACGGCCAACATCGCCAAGATGTACGGGCGCATGATCAACCGCCGCGATGCGATCTGGATGATCAACGACGACGTGCTGCAGCAGATCGTGCAGCTCACGCTCGGCAACCAGCCGATCTACATGGCGCCGAACCAGGGCCTGCGCAACGCCCCGGACGGCCTGCTCCTGGGGCGGCCGATCATGATCACCCAACTGTGCAAGACAGTCGGGGACCAGGGCGACATCGCGTTCGCGAACTGGAAGTACTACCGCTCGATCACGAAGAGCGGCGCCGGCATCGAGACCGCCACCTCGATGCACCTGTTCTTCGACTACGGCATGGGCGCGTTCCGCGCGACCTTCCGCATCGATGGGCAGCCCGCGATCAACGCGGCGGTGTCTCCGGCGAACGGGTCGAACACCCTGTCGCCGTTCGTGGTCCTCGACGCGCGCGCCTGATCTGGCCGCCACTGACGCACGCCCGCGGCCCGGTCTGGCGCGGGCGCTTCCAAACTCCCAAGGAGAAGCAACATGAATCCGAATCTCAAGGCATCCGAAATCGCGGCCGTGGTCGAGACCATCGACCCCGTGTCGCAGGGCGTGGGCGCGGTCTCGAGCGGCTGGGTCGACGCGAGCAAGTTCCAGCAGTACATGGCAGTCGTCCTCGCAGGCGTGCTCGGCGCCGCGGCGACACTCGACGGCAAGCTCGAGCAGGCCACCGACGCTGCCGGCACCGGCGCGAAGGACATCACCGGCAAGGCGATCACCCAGCTCACCAAGGCCGGCGCGGACGACAACAAGCAGGCGGTCATCAACCTGCGGCCCTCCGATCTCGACCTCAAGAACGGGTTCGATTACTTCCGCCTGACGCTCACCGTCGGCGCGGCGGCCTCGATCGTGGGCGGCGTCGTGCTCGGCATCACCGGCAAGGAGGGCTTCGCCTCCGCCACCGACGTGTCCACGGTCGACGAGATCGTCGGCTAGTTCAGCGCTGCACCGGCCGGGGCTCCGTAACGTCCCGGCCGGCTTGTCATGAGGTGAGACCGATGAAGAAGCTGCGATTCGTCCGCGACGTATTCCAGAGCGGACATCCCGTGTTCAAGTCCGGGCAGGAAGTCGAGCCGCGCCCGGATCTCGCGAAGCACGTGCGCCGCGGCGCGGCGCTCGAGGTCGAGGTCGCCGATCCGAAACCGGCGCCGAAGGCCGAGCCCGAAAAGCCGAAAGGGAAGTAGCCATGCTGCTCAAGCGCCTCTACGACCACAGCGGGGAGAAGCCGCGCCTCGCCGGCGTCTCCGTCGCCCACACGGGCACGTACCGCGAGCAGAACTTCTCTGCGCAGCTCGTCGCGGAGGCGCTGGCCGCTGGGTGGATGTCGATCGCCCAAGGCAAGCTCACGCTGCACGCGCGCGAGGGCGATCTCGTCTACAGCATCGTGCGCGGCCCCGGGCGCTACTGCTGCCACTGCGGCGAGAAGCTCGAGGAGGACGCGCTGGGGCACGCCGCGCGCGCCCACATCGAGAAAGCGCACCCGGGCGCGAAGAGCCCCGATCAGGCCTGGCCGTCGGGCTACGCATGGATCAAGGCATACGAGTGCGTGCTCGATGCCGAGCAGCACCAGCGCTTTCGCGCCAAGCCCGGCGCGCCGTTCACCTTCCAGAGCCTCGTCAAGCGGGCGCTGAAGGCCAAGAAGGGGGCCGCCAATGGCTGACCTCGTCTTCAACATCGCGAAGGGCCGCGTCGCCGAGCTCTACAACCGCGTCGACACCAACGACCCCGCAAACTCCGCGCTCGTCATCCTGGTGCTGGCCACCTCCGGCATCGAAGCCGATGCGACTCTGCGAGATGTCGACACGGTTTCGGCGCTGGTCGCTGGCACGACCAACGAGGTCACGAACACCGGCTACGCGCGCAAGACGCTCACCGACGCGGATCTGGTCGCATTCGCGCCCGACGACACGAACGACCGCGTCGACCTCGACATCCCGGACCAGACCTGGACGGGCGTCGCGGCTGGCGACGGTTGGAACGACCTGGTGGTCGCATACGACAGCGACACCACGGCGGGAACCGACGCGAACATCGTGCCCTGCACGCTGCACGATTTCGTGGTGACGCCGGACGGCTCGGACATCACGGCGCAGGTAGCGGCGGCCGGATTCTTCCGAGCTAGCTGATGGCAATCGTCGCCTCCGAGAGCATTGTTGGCCATCTCCAGAGGGACGGCCGGCGCTACGTGCGCGAGGTTCACACCGACCACCTCGGCGCGGTGCACGACAGGTGGGGGGCGTTGATGCTGGACAGGGGCGAATAACGTGGCCGACATTTACGTTCGCTCGACCGACGGCGCCAACGCCGACGACGGCTCGACGTGGGCGCTCGCGAAGGCCAACCTCGCGGGCGCGGCGGCTATCGACGCGGCTGGCGACCGCATCTTCGTGTCGGACAACCATCTCGAAAGTACGGCTGGAGCGGTAACGCTTACGCTGGCGGGCACCGCAGCCAATCCGACGCGAATCATTTGCGGCGACGACGCGGCCGAGCCGCCGACGGCTGTGGCGCTGACCGGCGAGATGCGAACCACCGGCACGTCAGGCAGCGTGGTTGTAGACGGGCACGCCTACGTATACGGGATGAAGTTCAAGCCGGGTTTCGACAACCCGGTTGCCAACATCAACTTTACCTGCGGCAATGCTGCTTCTGGCAACCGCCAGTTCTACGAGAAGTGCGAGTTTCATATGTTGGCTAACAGCGGCGCCAGCCACCTCTACATCGGCACGGCGGGCTTGGTGCATTCGTTCGTCACGCTGAAGGACTGCTGGTTCTTCATGCAACACGCCAATACCGACTTCGCGGTCAATGGGTCGCTTCACATCCGAGGCGGTGGATTACTGGCTGGTACGCAAACGAATTCGGGCGGGCTATTCGTCACGAGCAGCAACAGGCTCGCCCGCATCGTCGTCGACGGCTTCGATTTTTCCGCCGCTGGCAGTGCGCTGAGTTTGGTCAAGCAATCGACCAGTGGGGTCGGGCACTTCGTCTTCCGCAACTGCAAGCTGCCGGCTAGCTGGTCGGGGTCTCTCTTCGCGGCGGCTGTCACCGAGCCCGGATACCACGCGGAGATGTGGAACTGCGACTCCGGCGACACCAACTACCGGATGTGGGTGGAGAACTACGCGGGCTCGATCCGCGACGAGACGACGCTCGTGCGCACGGGCGGTGCGTCGGATGGCGATACGCCGCTCGCATGGAAGATGACGACGACGGCGAACGCCAGAGCACCAGACGTGGCGTTGCGCTCGCCGGAAATATTCTCCGAGCGCATCACGTCTGTCGGCGCTGCGAAGACAATCACCGTCGAGATCCTGCACGACAGCGCCACCAACCTGAAGGACGACGAGATCTGGCTGGAGGTGCAGTACCTCGGGACGAGCGGCGTGCCGCTGTCGAGCTTCGCGAACGACGCCAAGGCGGACGTTCTTGCGACCGCTGCCGATCAAACCGCGAGCAGCGAGACGTGGACGACCACGGGGATGAGCAACCCGAACAAGCAGAAGCTCGCAGTGACGTTCACGCCACAGGAAGAGGGCGTTGCCATCGTCACGGTTTGTTTGGCGAAGGCTAGTTACACGGTGTACGTCGATCCGAAGGCGACGATCACTTAATGGCCAAGCAATATCAGTTGCCGGGAGTAGGCTTCGTCAACGTCGCTGAGCAGGGACTTGAGTACCAGATTCCCGGGGGCGGCTTTCTCAACGAGTCCTCTGCCGGCATCACCGTCGCCATCGGGCAGGTAGTCGAGACCAACACCGCCCAGGCCGTCGCACGCGCGAAGGCGAAAGCGCTCGGGCAGGCATCGGAAAGCGATCTCGCGCAGTCGCTCGCGCGGCTGAAGGCCAAGACGATCGGGCAGCCGTCGGAGATTGACGCCGCGCAGCCCGTCACGCGCGGCGGCATCGTGGTGAACCTCGGGCAAGTGAGCGAGGCGGACCTCGCCCAGCAACTGGCGAGGATCAAGTCGCGGGCGCTGGGCCAGGCCGCGGAGACGGACGCGGCGCAGGCCCTCGCGCGCGCGAAGGTGCGCGCGCTCCTGCAGGCGATCGAGGTCGACCTGGCGCAGGGCTTCACCGCCTTGGGCGGCCTCTCCGACCTGCGCGGGCGCATCACGCTCGCCGAGGCGCTCGTGAACACGCTCGCCACGGCAGAGCAGCTCGTCGGCTCGATCGCGCTGTCCGACGCCGCGCAGACCGGCATCACGCTGGGGGATTCGTGACGATCAAGGTCTACCAGGAGGGCGATCTCGTGCGCTGCAGCGGCAACTTCAAAAACACCGCCGGCGCCGACATCGACCCGACCACGGTGCGCTTCAAGTTCACGAAGCCCTCGGGCCTGACGACCACGTACCTCTACGGCACCGACGCGCAGCTCGTGCGCGACTCGCTCGGCAACTTCCACGTGGATCTTTCCGCCGACGAGCCGGGCGAGTGGCGTTACCGCTGGGAGTCGACCGGCACCGGCCAGGCGGCCGAGGACCACGAGTTCACCGTCTCGTCGAGCGCGTACTGACCATGGGACTTAAGCTCGTCACCGCTCCTGCGGAGGAGCCGGTCTCGCTCGCCCTGGCGAAGGCGCACCTGCGCGTCACCGCGAGCGAAGAGGACGCGCTCATCCAGTCGCTCATCATCGCGGCGCGCGACCAGGCCGAGACCTTCACCCGGCGGCGCTTCATCACGCAGACCTGGGATCTCGTCCTCGATTGCTTCCCCTGGTGGCGGCTCGAGCTGCCCAACGCGCCGCTGCAGTCGGTGAGCTCGATCACGTACATCGACACCGCGGGCGGCTCGCAGACGCTCGATGCGGCGAAGTACCTGGTCGACGCGAAGACCGATCCCGGGCGCCTGGAGCCGGCCTATGGCGAGGTATGGCCGACGACGCGGCTGCAGATGAACGCGGTGACGGTGCGCTTTGTGTGCGGCTACGGCCTGGCCGCGGCCGTGCCGCAGCCGATCAAGCACGCGATGCTGCTCCTGATCGGCCACCTGTACCAGAATCGCGAGGCGATCGTCGTCGGCGAATTGCCGCAGGAGTTGCCGCTCGGGGTGCAGAGCCTGCTCGCACCCTACCGCGCGGTGAGGTTCTAGGGCCGTGCGCATCGGCGAGCTCGACCGCGAGATCACGCTCGAGTTCAAGACGGCGGGCCAGTCGTCGAGCGGCGAGCCGACGGAGACGTGGGGCACGCCGGCCACGGTGTGGGCGAACGTCCGGCCGCTTTCCGGGCGCGAGCTCTACACGCAGCTCGGCGCGCAGTTGGTCGCCGACGAGACGCTCGTCTTTACCATCCGGCATCGGACCGACGTGCGCGCCGGGACGGCGCGCATCAAGTACAACGCCGGCGACACCGAGCGCATTTACAACATCCGGCGCGTGGCCGAGCTAGGCCGCCGTGCTGGCCTCGAGATCTTCGCCGACACGGTGACCGCGTGAGCTACCAGTACGTACACGGAGTCGAGACGGAGCTGAAGAAGCTCGCCGAGTTCCCCGCCAAGGTCGAGGCGCGCGTCGTGCGCGGTGCGCTGCGGGCCGCGGCGAAGGTGGTACACGGCCTGGTCCTCGGGGTGACGCCGATCAGGAGCGGCAAGCTCGCCAGCACCGTGCGCATCTCGACGCGCAAGCGCGGCAATGAGCTGACCGTGGCGGTGAGGGTAGGCAACCGGAAGAAGGGCATTTTCTGGGCTGGCTTCGTCCAGGGCGGCACGAAGGCGCACCTGATCAAGCCTGCGGTAAAGAGCGCGCTCAACATCGGCGGCGTGCTGCGGCGCGTCGTTCGGCACCCTGGCGCGAAGGCGCAACCCTTCGTCGAGCAGGCCGATCGCGCCGGACGATCGCGAGCCCTGAAGGCGGCTTTCGATCATGCCGACGAGCAGTTGAGAAAGCTGCTCGCCGAGCAAGGCAACGCGTGAAGGCCGGCGATGTCATCAAGACGCGCCTCCGCGCGGTCGGCGGCGTGACGGCGATCGTCGGCGCGCCACCCAACGACCGCATCCACAAGCTCTGGCTGCCGGAGAAGCCGACCTATCCGGCCATCGCCTACAAGCAGATCGCCGCGCGCCGGCTGCGCGGCACCTACAGCGACCCGGGCTACGCCGAAGTAACCGTGCAAGTCATTTGCCTGGCGAAGACCATGGACGAGGCGCACGCGCTCGCCGAGCAGGTGCGCCTCGCGCTCGAGCGCTTCGGCAGCTCTCAGCCCGCGGGCATTCCGTACGCCGGCACGACGCTCTACGACATCGTCATGGGCTCGAGCGCCGACGGCTACGCCGAGGAGGCAGAGTGCTTTTTCGAGACCACCGACTGGACCGTTCACTTGCTGGAGACCGCGCCATGAAGCAGAAGACGAAACCTCAGCCGCAGGAGACCGACTTCGACGCCACGCACCGCGACGAGTTCTCAGGGCAGGGCGGCGCCTACGAGGTCGACCCGGCGACCGGCAAGCGCAGGCTGATCGAGAACACGCTCTCGCCGGAAGAAGCGGCGAAGAAGAAGGCCGCCGACCCGGCCCGTCCTTAGAACTTTTACTGAAAGGGAACCCCCCATGCCCGGACTCCTGATGAAGCGCAGCGCCCTCCTGGCGAAAATCGAGGGCACCTACGGCATCGACCCGGTCCCGACCGGCGCCGCGGACGCAATGTACGTCTACGACCTGAAGATCACGCCGCTCGAGAACGTCGAGCAGGAGCGCATGCCGGTGCGGCCGTTCTTCGGCGCAGACGTGGCGGCGGTGGGCGGCTCGCCGGTCAAGGTGGCCTTCGCCGTCCCAATTACCGGCGCCGGGTCAGCCGGCGGTGTCCCAGGTTACGGCGTGCTTCTGCGCGGCTGCGGCCGGGCGCAGACGGTGAACGCGGGCGTCGACGTGATCTACCCGCTCGTGTCGAGCGCGTTCAGCTCCATCACGCTCTACGCCAACCGCGACGGCAAGCTGCACAAGATCACCGGCGCGCGCGGCAGCGTGTCGCGCGAGTTCGTGCACAACCAGAAGCCGATGTGGAAGTTCAGCTTCACCGGCATCTACAACGCGCCGACGGACACGGCGCTGCCTGCGCTCACCTTCGGCGCCACCTGGCCAAAGCCGCTCGTGCAGAACAAGGTGAACACCACCTTGTCGTTGCACGGCTATGCGGCGGTGCTCTCCAAGCTCTCCTTCGACGACGGCGTCGAGGTGAGCTGGAAGGATTACGTGAACAACGCCGAGGAAGTGCGCATCACCGGCCGCGCAGCGCCGATCAAGGGCAGCGTCACGATCGAGGCCGACACCATCGCGCAGAAGGACTGGTTCGCTCTGGCGAGGGCGGGGACCACGGGCGCTCTCGCGCTCACGCACGGCCCGGCCCTCAACCGCTACAAGCTCGACGCGGCGACGGTGCGCATCTCGAGCGTGGCCGAGGCCGATGAGGACGGCGTGCTGATGTACGAGCTCGGGCTCGCGTTCTACCCGACCTCGGCGGGAAACGACGAAATCGTCGAGCGGGTGCTCTGATGGCCTTTACCATCAAGAAGCGCGAGTCGTACCGCTGGACGGTCGAGCACGTGGTCGAAGTGCGCAACGGCAAGCCGGAGCTCATGTCCTTCGACGCCGAGTTCAAGGCGATCGGCCGCAAGCGCGCCGAGGAGCTGCTCGAGCGCGCCCGCCGGCTCGACATCAAGGACAGCGAGTTCCTCGACGAGGTGCTCGCCGAGATCCACGGCCTGGAGGGCGAGGGCGGCAAGGTCTACCGCCGCGGCGACCTCGACGAGCTCGCCGAGCTGTACCCCGGGCTCATCACGTCGATCAGCGACGCCTGGATCAAGTCCATGGTCGGGGGAGCCGCAGCAAGAAAAAACTGAACGACGCCGCCGAATGGTGGGCGGGGCTGCCGCCGTCCGACGGTCCGCTCGACACGGTGGCGGAAGACATGGCGTCGCTCGGCGTGCAGGGCTTCACGCCGCCAGACTGGATGGCCGAGGAAGAGCAGCCCGCGGAGCTCGGCGTGCTGCCGGAGAACTGGGAGGCGGTGAACGCCTTCCTCGCCTGCGCCACGCAGTGGCAGCGCAACCAGAAGGACGACCCGACCGGGATTCGCTATGAGGCGCTGGAGCTCGTTCTCAGGCACCAGCGGGTCGCTGACCCAGACGATTGCTTCGAGCGCGTGCGGACCATGGAGAGCGCGGCGCTGCGCCATTTCGCAAGGATGAGAAAACAATGATCTCGGGCTGCACGATCTAGCCGTGGCGATTCAGTACACCATCGAGTTCGCTGCCGCGCTCGCGCGCCTGGAGCAGGGCTCGAGGGCTGCTAGCGGGCATGTCAAGAAGATGGCGGACGAGATCGAGTCCGCCTCGAGCTTCGCGCGCAAGGCGTTGCTCGCGATTGCCGGCGCGCTGGGCGTGAGCTCCTTCGCCTCGGCAATCAAGGGCGCCTCCGATGCGGCGGATGCCGCCGCGAAGATGGGCGACCGCTTCGGCATCGCCACCGAGAAGATGATCGGCATGCAGCATGCCGGAGAGCTCGCCGGCATGAGCCAGGAGGGCCTCGCCAACTCGCTGAGGAGCATGGCGAAGTTCGCTTCGGACGCCGCGCGCGGCGGCGTGGAGCAGTCCGAAGCCATGGCGCAGCTCGGCTTGCGGGCGCAGGAGTTCATTCGCCTGCCGATGGACCAGCAGCTCTCCACCATCATCGACAAGCTGGGACAGGTCGAGAACGTCACCCTGCGCAACGCGCTTGCGCAGGAGGTGCTCGGCAAGGGCGCGGGCGAGATGATGAACCTCGTCGCCGAGGGCAGCGAGGCCTTCGCCCAAGCGGCGCGCGACGCCGAGGCCTGGGGCCTTGCCGTCAACCGTATCGACGCGGCCAAGCTCGAGCTGGCGAACGACGCCATCACCAGGGCCCAGGCCGCGGCCAAGGGCCTCTTCACCACGATTGCCGTCAACGTCGCGCCGGTTATCAAGCTGATCGCCGAGCGCTTCGCCGACACGGCGGCCGAGGCACGCGGCTTTCGCAACGAAGTCGCCGGCGGGATGGACTTCGCGGCCAAGGCGATCGGCTCGACGATCTGGTTCGTCGAGCGGCTGCAGTTCGCCTACTCCGCGGTGAAGCTCGGCGTGGCAGCGATGGCGGAGGTCACGCTCGCGTCTTTTGCGTTCATCCTGCAGAAGCTCGAGCAGCTCACGAACATCGCGAGCTACCTGCCGGGGCCACTCGGGCTGGCGGCGCGCGGCATGAACGCGCTCGCCAGGGCCGGCTCTGAGGGCGTGGCCGAAATGGCCGCCGTCGCCGGGAACCGCCTGCAGGCGCTCAGGGAGGAGCTCGACAAGCTCGCCCTCGGCTCGAAGACGCTGGAGCAGTGGCAGGGGACTGCGGCGGCGGCGCTCAAGGCGGCGGCCGACAATGTCGAAAATGAGGCGCGGCGCATCGCCGCTTCCCGCCAAGCGATGCAGGGCGGGCCAGGCGGCGACATCGAGCGGGACGAGGCCAGCGAAGGCAAGGCGCCGCGGGACATCTGGCGCGAGCAGCTCGCGCAAAAGCTCGAGCGCATCCGCGAAGAGAACATGAGCGAGCTCGAGCTCCTCGCCGAGAAGCATCGCGAGAAGAACGTCATCCTGCAGAGCGCGGTCGAGGCCGAGATCATCACGGAGGAGCAAGGCCTCGCCATGGCTGCGGATCTGCGCGCGCGCCGCGAGCGTCTGGAGCTGGAGCACCAGGCGAAGCTCGGCAACGCGCAGGCGCAGGGCATCTTGCAGCGCATGGCGCTCGAGAAGATGACCGCCATGCAGCAGGCGCAGTTCTACTTCGGGTATCTCGCCAACATCACCGCCGCCGCGGCGCAGAACAGCCGCGCGATGTTCCAGTTGAACAAGATGGCCGGCATCGCGAATGCGCTTATAAGCGCAAACGAAGGCGCGGCTGCGGCCTTGAAGTGGGGCTGGCCGTTCGGGCCGATCTTCGCCGGCATCATCTGGGCGGCCGGCCTTGCGAACGTCCTGGCCATCAAGCGCACGGAGTTCGGCTCTACGACCTCGGCGCCGTCGATCGGCGCCGGAGCTGCCACTCCGGTGACGCCGGCAACGAATTTCGCGGAAACCGTTTCCGCAGCGCCCGCCTTCGAGCGCGCGGCGCCGCAGAAGCCAAAGCCGGAAGTGAACGTGACGCTGATCGGGGAGTTCTTCTCCTACTCCCTGGTCGCCGAGAAGCTGATTCCGCTCATCAACGAGGCGGGCGACAACGGCCTTACGATCAACGTGCGCACCGCCTAAAGCGACATGGCGAAACCTAAGTTCCTCTACGACAACCGCTTCGACGACGCGGCGCCGGTCGCGAGCTCCACCGCGGCGGGGGAGTACAGCGTGCTCAACCTGCGCGACTTCCGCCCCTACACCTGGTGGAAGCCAGCGGCGGCGCCCGCGACCGTGACAGTGGACTCTGGCGCGCCGCGCGCGCGCGACTACTTCCTCGTATACGGCGAGGCGGGCACCTACGAGGCGCGCGGCTCGACGGACAACTTCGGCGCTTCCGACGTGCTGCTCGCGACGCTCGTGCTCCCCGCGCCTGGTCTCGGGCTCGCGAGCTTCCCGAGCCTCTCGCACCGCTACACGCGCCTGCGCATCGGCGCCGGCACGCCGGCGGTGGCCATTGCGGCGATCGGCGCCGCGCTCGAGGCGCCGGTGTACCTGGAAGGCGAGTTCGACCCGACGCGCCGGCGCGCGGTCGGGCAGACCAACCGCAACGAGAACGGCCAGCCGCTGGGGCGCATCGTGTACTTCGAGGAGTGGTCGCACGAGATCCGGCTGCAGAACGTCTCCTGGTCCTGGGCGCGCGACACCTTTCTGCCGGCATGGAGGGCGTACCTCCGCGGCTCGCCCTTCGGCTTCGTCTGGGATTCCGACCTCTATCCCGGGGACGTGCGCCTCGTGCAGGCGGGCGAGCAACTGCGCACGCCGCACCGCGCCGGCGCGCTGTGCGACGTGGCGATCGATGTCGAGGGGGTGGCGCCGTGACCGCGAGGAGCGACGCGCAGGCGCGGCACGAGCGCGCACCGGCGCGCGTGCTCGAGCTCGACCTCGACTACTGCCAGAACACCTACGGCGTCGCGCCATGCACCGCCGGGCGCAGGAACAGCGGCATCCTCCAGGCGGGTGGCGCGAGCATCGTGCGCCTCGCCGCCGGAGCATCGAGCGCCGATGATGCGTACAACGGCATGACGCTGCGCTCGACCGGCGGCACGGGCAGCGGGCAGGAACGACGGATCGTCGACTATGTCGGCGCGACGCGCGAGGCGACGCTCGCCGCGGCCTTCAGCCCGGCGCTCGATGCCACGACGACCTACGATGTCATCGACCGGCCGAATGGCTGCTACAACGTCTTCTTAGGCCCGAGCCCCTGCCAGGACAAGCCGAACTATGCGCGCGGGGTGAAGACGGTGCGCTTTTGCTCGCGAGGCATGCCGATCCCGCCGGGGGAGCAGGTGCGGCCCTACCTCGTGCGCGCAAGCGCGGCGAGCACCGAGATTTCCATCGCCAAGGGGCTTGCGGCGCGCGCAAAGACGAGCGTGGAGCTCGCCGACGAGCCCGCGCTCGATGACCTGGACAAGTACGCCGCCGAGCGCGCGGCCCCAGCGCAAGGCACCTACCTGACGCGGCTCATCGCGCGCAATCCCAACGCCGCCGGCCGTTTTGCGCGGCTGCGCAATGGCTACGTGATGTATCCGTGGGACTGGGCGACCTTCCAGACCGAGCTCTTGGTCATCGACGCGCTCAATGGCCCGGATCGCGATGGGCGCGTCAAGGTGGAGCTCGCCGACGCGGTGAAGATGCTCGACCGGCGCAAGATCCCGGCGCTCACCGACGGCAAGCTCGCCGCCGATCTGCCGGATGTGTCCACCGCGGGCTTCGCGGTCTCCGGCGGCGCGAGCACGGTGGAGCTCTCCGCCAGCGCTTCGCAGCAGGATGACGCCTATAACGGGCAGGAGATCTGGATCTCCGGCGGCGCCGGCGTCGGCCAGCGGCGCGTCATCGCCGACTACGCCGGCACGAGCCGCACCGCCACGGTGAGCCCTGCCTGGAGCGTCGTGCCCGACGCGACGAGCTTCTGCCAGGTGTCGCCGCTTGCGCTCCTCCTCACCGCCGGCAAGGGCGCGCAGTACCCCGCGCCCGGCGCAGAGCCCCAGTACGTGCGCATCGGCGACGAGGTGATCCGCTACAGCGCGAGGGGCGGCGACACCCTCTCCTGGCCAGACAGCACCTATCGCGAGCAGTTCGGCACCGCGCGCGCGGAGCACAAGGCGAACGACGCAGTGCAGCTCTGCCGCGTCTGGATCGACAAGAGCGCGGGAACGGTGGTGCGCAACCTGCTCAACGAAGGCGGGCTCGCCGACGCCTACATCGACCTTGCCGGGCTCGCGGTGGAGGAGACGGAGTGGCTGCAGGCGGCGCGCATTACCGCATGCATCGCCGACCCGGAGACCGGCAGCGATCTCCTCGCCGACCTGTTCAAGGACCTGAACATGATGTGCTGGTGGCATGCCGTCGAGCAGAAGGTGCGCTTCAAGGTCGACATGCCGGAGTCCAAAGATCCCCAGCGCACGCTGCGCGATGAGCACCTGATGCTCGCGGAAACGCAGGTCGAGTCGCTAGACCGCGAGCGCATCACGCGCGCGGCGATCGACTTAGACCTCGCCTCGGCCACCGCCGATCGCGGGAAGCGCACGAGCTACCGCACCGTCGAGATGTTCATCGACCTCGGCGCCGAGGGCGCGAACGAGCACGGCGACGTGCGCCAGGACCTGCGCCAGTCGCGCTGGCTCTCGGCGGCGAACGCCGTGCACGCGCGCGCCCTCACCGTGCGCAAGGTGCGCCGCCTGCGCGATGCGCCCAAGCGCATCAGGCTCGCGCTCGACCCGCGCGACGAGGTGTCCCTCGGGGCGATCGTCGACCTGCGCACGCGCAAGATCCCTGGCGCCGACGGCGCAGCGAGAACCGTGCGCTGCCGCGTGCTGAAGCTCAGCGATGCCGGTGCGCAGCTCGACTGCGAGCTGCGCACCAACACCTTCGCCGCGCGCTACGGCTTCATCGCGCCCAACGGGCTGCCCGACTACGCGCTCGCGAGCGAGGTGCAGCGCGAGCGTGCCTTCATCGCCCCCGCGGGCGGCGCCATGCCGGATGGCTCGCCACCCTACATCATCATCTAAGCAGGGAAGGGGAAAGGGGACATTTTATGGATCGCAGGAGCGAGGCACCGGAGGCAGTGCCGGGCGCGGAGGAGAGCACGCTGGAGATTCCCAACGGGATGCGCGTCGCCTGCCCGCTTGCGGGCTTCCGCTTGCGCGAAGTGACCGCCTGCCCGGCCTGCGCGCACTTCCGGGGGCTCGCCGATCGCTTTCCCGGCTCCGGCCATCCCTTCGCCGCGCGCTACGCGCTGCTCTGCGCCGCGGAGCCCGTGCGTCGCCAGCTCTACCACCTCGAGGGCTAGCCGCCAATGCCCGCCATCTCCAAGGCCTGGGTAAGCATCGCCGACAGCGCGGTCGATCCGGATTCTCCGCTCGACGCGTCGCTGATGACGGGTATCCGCGACGACCTCGTGCACTTGCGCGAGTGGCTGGGCGCGGCCTACACCGCCGGGGCGGTGCAGGACCACGACCACGACGGCGTTAACTCCAAGGCGGTGGCGGGCGAGATTGGCTTCGTGCGCGACTGGCCTGGGCTCGCCCTTCCCTCGGCGGCCTGGGACTGGTGCGACGGCGGCACGCTCTCGCGCGCGAGCTACGCGCAACTCTTCGCGGTGTTGATGAAGCAGGCGGTGGTAACGATCTCGATCGCCTCGCCCGCTGTGGTGACCTGGGCAAACCACGGGCTGCGCACCAACCACCCGGTGCGCTTTTTCACCACCGGGGCGCTGCCCACCGGTATTTCCGCAGGGACCAACGGTGGCCCCGGCGCGGGTACCGAGTATTACGTCAAGGCGATCGATGCCAACACCTTCAACATCTCTGCCACCCCCGGCGGGGCGAACATCAACACGAGCGGCTCGCAGAGCGGCACGCATACCGCCGTGGTCGCCCCGCACGGCAACGGCGACGGCAGCACGACCTTCCACAAGCCCGACTATCGAGGCCGCACCACCGTCGGGCGTGACGACATGGGCGGCACGGCGGCCAACCGCCTCACCGCCGGCGGCTCTGGCATCCAGGGCAACGTGCCGGGTCGCTCGGGCGGCGCCGAGACCGTGTCGCTCGCCTCCAGCAACATCCCGGACTTCGGCCTGTCGCACAACGCGGTCGCCGGCACGGGCAGCATTCTCGTCGGCGGCGGCAAAGGGATCGGCGGCGTGCAGAACACGGCTGCGTCCATCTCCACGGGCACGGCGGGTACCGCGCACCAGAACACGCAGCCCTCAGGCATCGTCGACAAGATCATCCGCATCCTCTAGAGCGAGGCGCCCCCCCCCCCTCATGCGCATCTATTTCGGCCAGGAAAAAAACGTCCTCATCCACGCCCAGGCAGAGCCCGGCGGACCGCACGAGCGGCTCCCCCCCC